ACCGCGCGGGCTGCACATTGAATATGTGGGGGCGGAATGGCGGGAGATAGGCTACAAACCAACGTTGCCAGATTATTGCGCGCAATACCGCTACTTGCCGTTCCAGCGCATTCGCTGGTGTACGCAGCACTACAAAACGCGGCCTATTGCTGTCTGGGCCGACGCGCATGGTATCGCCGTCCAGCATCTTGGTATCGCCGCTGATGAATCGCACCGCTCATCTGACGCCAGCCGCCCTCTGTGCGAACGAGACATCACGCGCGCAGGTTGCATTGACATCATTCGCGCAGAGGGATTGCCCGTACCCCGCAAGAGCGCCTGCTGGTGCTGTCCATTCCAGACGCGGGCAGAGTGGCGCGAGTTGTGGGAGCGTCACCCTGAGCTATATGAGCGAGCCGCTGCGTTAGAGGACGCGGCGACTGAACGGCGCGGGGTGTATACGACACTGGATCCGTCGGGGCGGTGGACGCTGCGCGATCTGGCAGCACAGTTTGAGCGACAGCCGCGCCTCATGAGCGAGCGGGTCTGGTGCGCGGCGAATGTGACGGGGGTGAGATGTTGAGCGCGTATGCGATGGTGGGCACGATCATTGCGCTGCTGTGCGTCCTGGGGTTGTACGAGGCGTTGAAGGCGCTGGCGATATGGCTGTGGGGGAGGTGAGAGTGATGAATACAGGACCCCAGGTGGCGCGGGCTGTTGGCGTTCCGTATACGACACTACAGTACTGGGTTGCGAAAGGACTGCTCCATCCTGCCAATTCTGGGCATGGCACAGGCAATCATGCGATATGGCGCAGGGGAGACGTGAGACGTGCGTTATTGGTGAAACAGTTATTGCGATGGGGCCTGGGCTATTCGGCGGTGGCAATGGCTCTCGAAATGCTAGGTGAACCGGAAAGCGGCGATTGCTATGCCGTAGTGAATGAGAAGGGGCGTGTTATGCGATACGCCGACATTGAGACGGCGCGGGATCTTGTAGGAACAGCGAGTCTCATACACTTGAGGTTATCAGGGGCTGACGCGTGACACGCAACATCCGCAAGTCGCGCGGGTACAGGGCAGAACGCGCCGTATGCGATTATCTCGGTATCGAGCGCATTGCGGGTGTCGGGCGCAGGGACGGCGATGGCGGCTGGTTCTCGGTGGAGGTAAAGAGCCGCGCGAAACTAGCCGCCTGGCTCATTGAAGCGATGTCCGAGAGCGAGCGGCTATCGCGGCCAGACCAGCTCGCGATTGTGGTACTGCACGGCAACGGAATGCGGCATGACGACGATCTGGTGGTGATGCGGCTGAGGGAATTCCGCGACAGATTTGTGGAGGCACAGCATGTGGGCGAGGATTGACGCGACACCGGGGGTAGGGTTCGTGCTGGTGGTAGCGAGTCTGATGGCGCTGGGTCTGCTGGAATGGTGGGAGAGGAGAGGACGATGAGCGAAGTAGCGACGAAACGATGCCCTCAGTGCGGGGCGAATATGGTGCTGCACGATACGGTGCATTATTGCGATGTGCCTCAGACTGTGCTGTACGAATGGTGGTGTGCCTGTGGACATACCGAACCTGCTGAGGGACGCGCTACTGAAGTAGACACGCTGATGGCTCAGTGGCGCACGGCGAATCCTGGGCGTGCGGAGGCATCCTCATGATTCCCTGGTATTGGCTGCTGATTGCGCTGTTCGGTGGTGCAGCGTTAGGCGTGTTCGCGCTGGCGCTGTTTGTGGCGGGGAAGGAGAAATGACGTGAAGCGCATGGTGTTTGAGGGCGATGTGCATATCACAAATCACGGCCTCGACTACGCGCAGGTAGAACTGGGAGAGAAACCATGGACATTAGGCGAATGGATTCAGAATGAATTGGGGGTACGTCCGCCATGTGGGGAGTGGGCTGAGCTCGGGTATGTGCGCATCACAATCGAGCCGCTGGAGGAGGTGACGACTGAGCAGCACTGAGCGCATAGCGTTGGCCCGAGTCGAGGCAGAGCAACGAGCACAACGGCTGACGCGCAAGCAGCTCGCTGCGATGGTGTTATGCGGACTCGGGCTGACGCATGAAGAAGTGAGCGAGCGTTTAGGTGTGTCGAGGAGTGCGGTTACTCGCAGGATTCTACGCGGGAAACGTAACAATTCGAGGGAGGCTAGTGGTTAAAGATTATAGGAGGAATGATAGCGAATGGCTGATGCGCTCAGTCGCTGTATGATTTGTGGCCGTCGCATTACATCCTCATTTTGGGTGTGTGCCAAGTGTGCAGAGAGATACGGCCTCGCAGGCTCTGTGGAGGATTGGCCTGAATGGGCGCGGCAATTGCGACGGGATCATAAATCTATGCGGCGCGATGAGCGTGACAGAGTATTCTATGAACGCGATGGGGACGCGGTGGCAGCAACATTCGAGGCTCTGGCCTACGGCGATTATAACACTGATCCACTTGACAACGCGGACGGCGACGATGATAGGGCGAGTGGCGGTGGATCCCTGCGCTGTGTGGCCTGTGGCGAAACGTTTATGGATAGATGGCCGACGTGGCCCGCACCGCCGAGATTGTGGCAGGAGCCTAGATGTCCACGATGTGGCGCGGGCTGGTATGAAAATGTAGGTTGATAGTATGCCCGACGATAGCACAGCCGTACAGATAGCACGTATCGATGAACGCACCGAGCGCATGGCGACGCAGGTGGACGACATGGACGAGCGCCTGCGCGAGGTCTGTGAGAATCATGGCGAGCGATTGGCGCGGCTAGAGACGCGCACGGGGCTGCTGGCAGTACTGGCCACTGGGCTATCGGCGTTGGCGGGCTGGCTGGGCGTGACGAACTAGAGGAGGTGAACGCATGACTTGGGCTGAGGCGTTGCAATATGCGAGCGGTCCTGGCGTGGCCGCTGTGATTGGCGTGATATTATCGTTCGTCGTGGAATACTGGGACGGCTACGGCGGGCTCGTGCCGCGCATGAAGCGATTGGTGTTTATGGGCCTGTGCCTCGCAGTGCCGGTGGTGGCGGCATTCTTGCGCGTAGCGTGGGGACATGTTGCATTGACCTGGGATCCGCTGATGTGGCAGGCGATATTGAGCGGCGGAGCAGCGTTTCTCACGGGGCAAATTATACATGTGCGCAAATTGCCAAGTGCGCCGAGAGAAGGGGAATAATGTTGTACGGTTGGCTCGATGAGCAGGAGCGGGATCCGTGGTTCTGGCGGGCCAGATGGAGCAGACGGGCATATTGGCGCTGGATGGCAAACCGATATAAGCGCGGTGAACGGGACGAGGCGTGCCAGAGGGCATACGATCGTACCTATGGGAATCTGACGCGCCTACAGCGGCTGTGGATCAGATTGGACGAATGGCTCTGGCCTGTGCAGGTGCGGTGGGCGAGACGATGGTGGGCGTGACGCGATTGCTCTACCGCGCCCTGACCTGGCTGCGCGAGCGATTGTGTCCGGTACAGGTGCGGTTGGATAGGTACATAGGATGAAATGTGTCGCCGACTGCACATGGGGGTACGCGAGACGAAACGTAGCCGGCTCGAGTCCGGCACGGCGACATGGTAGACTGGTGCGTGACGTAGCGGACGCGTCGTGAAAGAAGGCTCGTTGCCCAGGCCCTAGACGGTCGTGTTGGCCATGGTGTGTGGCTGGGTATAGCGCCGCCGAACACGGGACTAAGGCGGCGCTATAGCAAAGCCCCCGCGCGGGGCAGGGGCTAGCACATTAACAGCGGGAGAGTCAGTCAGGCTGGTAATTGTCGAGGAAAATGTCGGCAATCCACGAGACCGTCTCATCGGTCAGGCCGCCATGCTCATCATGCTCTAGTTCGCAATCATATCCCGCGATGTCGTGTGGATCGGTGAGTTCGAGGATGGTCTGGACCGCATTGTCTGTGTAGAGGCGCAGGTTGGGCACGGCCTCGACGGTACCGTCAGGGCGGCAGACGACAACAGCGCCATTGAGCCATGTTGTGCATTGGCGAATGGCCTCCTCGACGGCGGCGCGTAAATTCTTGGTCATGTTTGTCTCCTGCTCGCGGTAGATGCGGTCTACCGCAATGGTCATAACGTCGCGCAGGCTGTATGAGCGGTGCTCGCGCAGCCAACGGATCTGGCGATACGTTTCGTCTGAAATCTTGGTGTTGATCTGTGGCACTGTGTCCTCCTAATGGATGTCGATCCCGTAGCGGTCACATGTGTCTGCTGAGAGATAGTGCGTGAGCACGTAGACGATTGCATCGTCCCAGATGCTGTATTGCATCTCGTCGGCCATGAGAGCGTCATAGTTCAGGCCCTCGGCGGCGAATATGTCCCTGATGTCGATTGTGGGAATGTCGGCCTCGTCATTATCGAGCAGGCGAGTCCATGCGTAATGGCGGTGTGTGCCAGTGATGAGCTGGTCGCCGTCAGCCACGAGAGGCGAGCCGGTCCATCCGTCGCGCGCCATGGCCTCGGCGAGGGCTTGGGCCTTGGCTGCGTCGGTGATCTCGTGGAGGGTGATCATCCTAGTTACTCCCATTCTTGCACCATTTGATGAATTCACTGGGCGTCGGGCCAGTTCCATTGTCCATGGTCTCGATACCGTAGATTTCTAGATAGGCTGTGATTGGATCATTGGCTGCGTTACGCATTTGACGAGACCGGCGCATCATTTGACGGTAGATCTTGCGTCCGGAGGCTGGCTCAGGATGTGAATGCAACCACGTACGTGCATCGGCCCTGGTCGTGTTGTAGAGGTCGGAGAATGAGCGTCCGTTTGCCATTGCGCTTTTCATGTCTTTGTATGCTCGTTTCATCTCTGTCCTCCTGTCTCTCTCGTCTCATCTAGCCACAGTATAGCAGATATATAGTCGCATGTCAAGGGGTTTGGGGACGAATTTTGGGCATATTCGAGAACTTGCATATAGGAGCGGTGATTGACTGACAGTATAACATTCGAGGCCGTGATTCCGTCCACCGTGAGCGCGATACGCATTCATGGCGATGAGGGTATGCGGCTGACGTTGGATATAGACGAGACGAATCTGCCTGAGGCGCTGCAAATTGTATGTTGGCGCGGCGGGCCGTTGCGCGTGACGATTGAGCCGATGGGACACACTGGGACTGGACATGAGCGAGAGTAAGGCGAGCGTGCAAATCTTGCGAGGTCGGCAGCGCGAGATTGCCTGCCTGGAATTGCGCATGGCAGGGCTCACATATCGGGCGATTGCGGCCAAATTGGGTATCAGCAAATCAGGCGCTTATCATGCTGTTATGCGCGCTCTGAGGCGACTCAATGAGAAATCGGCTGAGGCGACGGCGGAGGTGCGCACGCTGGAAGTGCAGCGCCTTGACGATCTGTTGGAGACGCTGTGGCCATATCGGCACAAGCCGGCGTATGTAGACCGCATTCTGCGCGTGATGGAACGACGCGCGCGATTGCTCGGACTCGATGCACCAGAGAGGCGTGAGATAGTGGGCGGCATGGAGATAGAGATTGGCTGGGGTGATGAAACTGCGCCTGCCGGGCCTACACGCGGCACAGGCGGAGATACGTGATAGCGAGGCGCGGTTTCGTGTCGTGGCGGCAGGACGGCGATTCGGGAAAACGTTGCTCGGCTCCGCGCTCTGTATCGCTGTGGCTGCGCGAGGGGGGCGCGCCTGGTGGACAGCTCCGTCGTACAAGATGGCAGCCGTCGGGTGGCGGGGGATCCGGCAGTTGGCCGCGCAGATACCGCTCACACAGATACGTAAGGTGGGTATGCTGGTAACTCTCCCCAGCGGCGGCACAGTCCAGGTCCGTAGCGCAGATGATCCTCAGAGTCTGCGAGGCGAGGGGCTAGATTTCTGTGTGCTCGACGAATGCGCGTTCATGCGCGAGGAGGCCTGGCAAGAGGCCTTGCGACCGGCACTGAGCGATCGGCAGGGCGGGGCAATGTTCATCAGCACGCCGAAGGGACGCAACTGGTTCTGGCGATTGTGGCAACGAGGGCAGGACGAGCACGAACCGGACTGGGCTTCGTGGCAGAGGCCGACGTCTGAGAACCCGTACATTGCCGCGAGCGAGATTGCAGCGGCACGCCATGACCTGCCCGAACGCATATTTGCCCAGGAATACGAGGCACAATTCCTGGAGGATGCCGGTTCAGTTTTTCGCGGCGTGATGGCGGCAGCGACGGCGCAGGAGCAGGAGCCACAGGGTGGGCGCTCGTACGTGATGGGCGTCGATTGGGGCAAACACAATGATTTCACGGTCATCTCGGTCATGGACTCCGAGAGCCATGCGATGGTGACGCTCGATCGGTTCAACCAGATCGACTATGCGGTGCAGCGGCGGCGGCTCATGGCCCTCGCAGAGCGATACCGGCCTGATGCGATCATTGCCGAGACGAACGCGATGGGCGAACCGATCATCGAGCAGTTACAGCGTGACGGCCTGCCCGTGCGCGGATTCACCACAACGCAAGCGAGCAAACTAGAGATGATCGAGTCGCTGGCGCTGGCATTCGAGCGAGGGGACATCACGATACTGAATGATCCGACGCTAGTGGGCGAACTGCAGGCATACGAGATGGAGCGGCTTCCCTCTGGCCGCGTGCGCTACAATGCGCCTCAAGGAATGCATGACGATTGTGTGATGAGCCTCGCGCTTGCATGGCAGGCGATTGGCGATAGCGGGCCACTGTTATTGTGGGGATAATGAATGCCAAAAGATTTTATCTATAACGTACGTCCGGCTATAAAATCGGGCGCAATCACGATGTCGTCGCTCGACTGGAACACCATGTTCGGCGGCCTCGATAGTGACAAACTCAACGAGCACGGCTCGTACAGTGCGGTCGCCTGGGTGCGGCGATGCGTGGAATTGCGGTGCAATGCACTGGCGACCATACCGGTGGTGATATATCGCGGCGAGAATGTGGTCGAGGACTGGGAATTCGCCGACTTGCTCCCGCACATGCTGTGGATGACCGAGGCGGCGCTGCAACTCTACGGCGCGGCATATTGGCTGCGTGAGCGGAACCGCGTCAAGGAGAAAGGATATCGTTGGCTAGCACCGAGCACGATCAAGCCGAAGTATAACGCGGAGCGCGGCCTCACGCATTTCGAGCGACACGTCCCGGGCACTGCAGCGCCCATAGAATTGGCGCTCGACGAGATATTATACTCCTGGGAGCCCAACTTATTGCACGAGATAGGGCCGGGGCAGGGCTGGGTATCGGCGGTGCTCACCGAGGCGAATCAGAGCAATTACGTCAACCTGTTCGCGTCTGAATTCTTCGAGCGCGGGGCCATGCCCGCTACGGTGCTCAGCGTCGAGGGCAATCCGCCCGCGAGCGAACTTGACCGGTTGCAGGAATGGTGGCGACGCCTGATTAGCGGTGTGAAACGAGCATTTGAGACGGTGGCGGTAAAGGCCAGCGTAAAGCCGATCGTTGTGGGCTACCCGACGAAAGATCTGGCCATGCCCGAGCTCATGGCCATAGTACGCCAGCAGATTGCCGTTGCCGCTGGTGTGCCTCAGACCATGCTGGAGGACGCGGCCAATTATGCGACCGCCGTAGAACATCGCCAATCGTTTTACACCGAAACCGTGGTACCAGAGGCGATCAAAATACAGGCCGCATGGCAGCAACAGCTATTCGAGCCACTAGGGTTGCGCCTCGACCTGGACTATCATAGCATGGATATATTCCAGGAGGACGAGGCCGAGCGTGCACAGTCGTTGGCCTATATGGTGAATGCCGGTGTGCCACTCGACCTGGCCATGCAGATGCTGGGCATGGAATTGCCCGGCGATATGAGCTATAATGATCTGGAAAAACGTCTTGATGATGGCACGACTGCACGAGCGCCAACCGTGCAGAGGCCGGAGGATCAACTGCGTGAACAGCGCGAGGAGCTGCGCCGATGGCAGCGGAAAGCGTCGCGTGCGCTCAAGGAGGGCAAATCTGCTGATGTCGAATTTGATACTGACGTCATAGATGACGCAGACCAGGCGGTGTTACACGAGCGGTTGAGCATGGCCACAACTGACGAGGAGGTGAAGAGCGCGTTCGTGCTCCCCTTTCGGCGACAGCTTGCGAGCTACCCGTGAGGGGATCGATGGCACACGGGACCCGCACGGTGACGCCAAGGACAGTGCAGAGCGACGGCTATACAAATTGCTGCGCACGCGGCTGGGCGAGCAACTAGACGAGGTGATGCGGCTGCTGGGCGACCCGCCCGATTTGCGCAAACTAGACGCGGCATTCTGGGCGAGTGCACAGGGGCGCATGATCGCCGACCTGTGGCCGCAACTAGAGCGCATGGCACAGGAATCAATTGCTGTAACATCGGCGACGGTGCCGATCCTCTGGGACGAGGCTGTGATTGCAGCAGCTGCTGTAGAGTGGGCGCGAATTCACGCGGGCGAATTGATTGAGGACCTGACTCGCCATACTCGTGACCTGTTACAGCGCGTAGTGCCCGAGTTTATAGCGACACCGGGCATGACCGTAGGCGATCTGCGGGACGAATTGGAGCCAGCGTTTGGCGAGACTAGAGCAGAACGAATTGCGACGACAGAGGTGACGCGCGCGTTTGCAGAAGGGACGCAGATCATACAGCAACAATTGGCGGCTGGCGGCGTACAGATGGAGCAAGTATGGCATACGTCGATGGATGATAAAGTGTGCGAGCTTTGCGGGCCGTTAGATGGCCAACCAGAGAGCCTATGGCCGGAGAAATCGCCTGGTACTGACGGGCCGCCGCCACGTCACGTAAATTGCCGCTGTTGGACGACGTTGAGGAGCAAGGCATGACCGCCAACATCGAGATTAAGGGACTCGATAAACTACAGCGCAAACTGGGCCAAGGTGCGCGACCAGTTATCCGGACGATACTGCTCGGGGTGGCTGAGGAAATCAAGGGACGCATCGCCGAATATCCAGGACCTGTATCATATCCAATCAAATGGGCGAGCGAGAGCCAGCGGCGCGCCTATTTCGCCAAGCGCAAGGGCATGGGGCCCTACGTGCGGCAGACCGATTCATTCAGCGAGCGGTTGGGTCCCTCGTGGGCCACTCGACTGGAGGGCGACGATCGTGCTATAGTGGGGACGCGCGTGAGTTATGCTCCCTGGGTGCAGAGTGCGGAGGCGCAGCAGCCTATGCACTCTGCCACGGGGTGGAAAACAGACGAGGAGGCGGTAGAGGAGGTAGAACAGAGCGGAGCGGTGGAGCGCATATTCAGTCAAGCAATGAGCAAGTGGTAGGAGGAGAGCGTGCGCATTTACATTGTCGCGGCTAGCGACGCGGAGCAGGACGAGGAACGGCGATTGCGTTGGGGTGACTATTGGTTCAAGGAGAGCCTAGGAATAGCGCTCAAAGATCTTGGCTACGAGATCGTCACCAATGTTACACAGGCTCAGACGCTCATCAATTGTCATGGTATGCGCATCGAGAGATTGCCCGAGTGGACCTACAACGTGCTGTGGGTTATAGGCCACCCAGATGCAGTGACCGTAGACGAGTGCAATCAGTACGATGCAGTATTCAGCGAGTCACAGAAATTCGCGGCACACCTGCGAGAGCAGGGCATAGACGCGCGATGGCTGCCAGGCGCGAGTGATTTCGTGCCGATGGACGCGCCTAAGACGCACAAACGCATATTCGTGGGCAATGCACGCGGCAAATCGCGGCCCTGCATCGACGCATTAGAAGGTAATTACGACGGGCTAGAAGTCTGGGGCGAGGGCTGGGATTGGCTGCCTGAGGGCATATGGCAGGGGCTCTACTACCCGCACGAAAAGTTGAACGAATTGTATGCCAGCAGCGAAACAGTGCTCAATGATGTGCATGAGGACATGGCGCGCTGGGGGATGTACAATCCGCGCTACTACGACATTCTGGCCATAGCGGGCAGGCGTGTGCCGACGTTCCGCGATTGCGCCGAACGAATCATGCGGAGCGCATACGTCCTCTGTGGTCTCGATCTGGGCTGTGGTACCCGCAAACGGCCTGGGCTGACAGGGATAGATCGCGTAGGCAGTGAGGAAATTATCGCGTGGGACCTAGAATCATGGCTGCCAGGCGATCTAGGGCCGCAAGATGTGATCGTTGCCGATAATATCTTAGAGCATATTAACAATCTGATACCGCTCATGAATGTCTGCCGCAAAGCGCTGCTACCCAATGGTCGAATGCACGTGCGCGTGCCCTCGGCCACCACAGCAGCGGCATTCCAGGACCCGACACACGTGCGGTATTTCGTGCCTGAGACGTTTGACTATTTCGACATTGCGCACAACCGCTGGCAGGAATACGGGCGGACCTACGGCATCAAACCCTGGCGGATCCTGCGGCGCACAATGGACGGCGTGATGATCGAGGTGCTGATGCGACCGGCGGAGGATGGTGCCGCATGAATATCCTCATGTCGTTTCTCTACTCGCCACCTACGACCGCCTGCTACTATGCGAAGGCGTTTCGGCAACTGGGCCACGACGTGCGGACTTGGGGGCCGTCGCGGGATCTGTCGCGCTATCGCGAAGATCAGCGATACCGACTGACGGGGCCACATAATAGTGTCCCCTATAAAGAGATAAAGAAACGTCTAATGACGACCCTAGATAGATGGCAGCCGGACTTGTTCATCTACATCGAGGCAGGGGATGGTTGGTGGCCTGGGCCGCTGATTTCGAGCGACATTCCGAGCGTGGCCTATTTCATCGACTCACATTCGCGGCTGCAGGAACACCTAGAGCGTGCGCCATATTTCGATCACGTGTTCTACGCGCATAAACAATTCGGGGACGATTTCGGCCCAGACGCGCATTGGTTGCCGGTAGCCTGTGACCCAGATGTGCACACACCGACATGCGTGCCGAATGAGCCGGAATACGACATAGCGTTTGTGGGCAATGTCTATCCTGACGTGGCGCTCTACGAGCCTCGCCGCGAGGCACTGCGGATGCTGGCGGGGCGATATAACTGCAATTTCGTCAGTGGCGTCTATTTCGAGGACATGGCGAATGTCTACGCCAACGCGCGCATAGTGTTCAACCATTCAGCACGCGGCGATCTGAACATGCGGGTATTCGAGGCCATGTGCTCTGGGACACCGCTAGTGACGGATCCTGCGCCAGGGGGCGGGCTGGAAGAATTGTTTGGCAGAGAGCCGGATGTCATGCCATTGTGTTTTGCCTATACTGATGAGGAATCGCTATTAAGATGTATTCGCGAAATTACACAATGGACGGGTTTAGGCCAAGAAATGGGACAATTGGCCCGCGCTGAGGTGCTCGCGGAACACACCTACGTCCACCGCGCCCAGCAGATGCTAGCGGAGGTGGGGCTGTGAAGCGGGCTCTAGTATGCGGCGCGGGCGGGTTTATTGGCGGGTATCTCGTGGAGCGGCTCAAACGCGAGGGCTACTGGGTGCGCGGCGTGGATCTCAAGAAGCACGAGTTTCGAGACACGGCGGCGGATGAGTTCGTCATTCGCGATCTGCGCGACCCCGTGGATGCGTGGCGCGCGCTGTGGCATATCGACGGCTTTGATGAGGTGTATCAACTGGCCGCCGACATGGGCGGGATGGGCTTCATCTCGCGCGCGGAGTGCGCGATCATGCGCAACAACGCGCTCATCAACAGCAATATGATTCACGCGGCTGCGCAGATAGAGATACCGCGCTACTTCTTCTCGTCGAGCGTCTGTGTATACCGCAACATGGCAATCGGCGAACCGCCCCTCGACGAGTACGACGCATACCCCGCCATGCCGCATAACGAATATGGCTGGGAAAAACTTTACGCCGAGCGCATGGCCGAGGCATACGAGCGGATGTACGGGATAGACGTGCGAATAGCGCGATTTCAAAACACCTATGGCCCCTACGGCACGTGGACAGGTGGCCGCGAAAAGGCTCCCGCCGCAATGTGCCGCAAAGTGGCCGAGGCGAGCAGGGGCGGGCAGGGGCGGGCCGGTCAAGGTGTGGGGCGATGGCCGCGCGGTGCGATCGTACACCTACGTGAGCGACCTGATTGACGGCATACGGCATCTCATGGAGAGCGACCTGCACGGGCCGGTGAACATCGGCTCGCCAGAGTATGTGAGCGTGGACGATCTGGCGCTGACCGTGGCCCGTGTCGCACACAAATGTATTTGGATCGAACACGTCGATGGACCGGTCGGCGTGCAATCGAGGAATTTCAGTATTGAGCGCATCGAGTCCACCGGCTGGCGCTCAAAGGTAAGCCTAGAGGAGGGGCTAGCGTTGACCTATCCGTGGATCGCTGAGCAAGTG